AGAACTAACCAATTGTTTCCGTCTGTTACTTCTCCTGATTTACCAAACTTAAAGTTAAGGTCTTGTATTTTACTAGGTATCTCATAACTATCTGCCAGGATAGATGGCAAAAATGCTTCGATAACTGATGGGTCGTAGTAGTACAGGTCAACCATATCGTAACCAAACTTACGGGCTTTTTCTTGCTCACAATATTTAAGAGCAGCATTACGCAATGACTTTGCAATTAGTTTTTCTTTATCTTTGGGTGGTAACTTAGACCACTCTGTATATTTATTTGGATGGGTAACAAACCACATCCATAAAATCTGTTTTATATCTGAAGGTTCAACTATAGAATATTTTCTGGAATACTCCATGCCAAGCGTAGACACAAGCAAATCATACTCTTGTACCCACTCTTGATTCATTTATTTACAATTACCACAATAATTATATACTCGTACATTTTTTATATGTATTGCAAAATTTTTGGAACAACGATAACAAACTACAAGTATAGTTTCTCTGGGTGTATCTACCCAGTAAAATGGATTTCTAATTTTCCACATTGTGGATACCTTCCCATTGTCCTCTTTGTACCAATAGTCCTATTATTGCATAGTTAGCCAGGTCTATAAGGGTATCTTCTATTGATTCAAAATTGGGCGTGGCGTCCTTACCAGCCATGTTATTTAGCCTAGCCAGTTTGTCATACATCCTAACCCTCAGCCCATTCATCGCACCGCCAGGGGCAAGGGCGATGTTCAAAGGTCCGTAATCTTCTTGCTTCTTCATCATAATACTACGCAGTTCGTTGAGGATTACATCAACATCACTTGGATTCTTCATCTAACATCTCCTTCATACTGCTATCAAATTGTTCCATTGCTGATACTACCTGTATCTCATCTGTAAATTGTTTACCTTCACCTATGCTGCTGGCATATATAACTGTGCCTAGTAGTGTAAGCATACGCATAGCACTCTCTGGTTCTTTCTCTATCGTAGTATAGATATCTTTAAGTGCATTAAGAATGTCTAGTCCTTGACCATTTGATATTGCTATGCCAACTAACTTTCTATTGTCTCCAACAAACTCCCAAAAATCTTCGTCAGTTGCCCAAGCATTTTCGAATTCGCTCATCTATCCACTCCTTTCCTTCTTGCACAATGATACTGTTAACATCGTGTCCTTCTGGCATTTGTAAGAGATTAACATTATGTAGTTCTCTACTTAGTCTNTTNCCAAACTCTAAGCCAGCGTTATCACCATCTGCTAATACAATTACTGTTTCAAAATCATCTAGTATCTTTGCATAGTATGGCCTCCAGTTATTAACTCCAGGTATACCAACTGATGGATGACCTGTCTTAACTGATAGCACTACTGTATCTAACTCACCTTCAGTTACACATACATAACTACCTGCTGTTAATACTATCTGTGCATTAAACATTGTAGTCTTAGCCCCAGGTACACCCATATACTTAGGGTCTTCGTGATTGTTCATGCTTCTAAACCTAATATCAACTACACCTGATGGTGTTATATAAGGGATTGCTAATCTATTTTTATATACCTCGTGTCCTGGCAATGGGTTTGCTACTACACCTAGGCTAAAACTTCTGCCCTCTTCTACCGATAGATGCCGAGTTGAAAGATATTCTGTTGCTAGATGCAGGTCCTTTGCGTACTGGTCTGTTGCCTGCAAGAGATATGCTCTCTGCGAATTTGATAGCCTCAATATAATTACCTCCTTCTTTATACATTATTAAATCATATACATCACCTTGTGCTTCACAACCAAAACATTTGAATCTATTTTCTTCGTAGTTAACGGCTGATGATGCGTGTTTATCTCCGTGGAATGGGCACTTCATCTTGCGCCAACCATGCCCCACTGCTGGCAGGGTGGCGCCTACGTGTACTAAGTAGGCAGATACATCATGTTTGTCCATTAATCTTCCTAATTAATTCTATCCATATTTTTGCTGGCATTGTTGCATACCATTCTCCTACATCTCCTTTACCTGTTCGTTTGTGTATGACTACACCTGTCCATGCTTTATCATTTTGAATTTCTACTTCTAGTTCTTTTACCCATGCGGATAGGTCTAACTTTCTGTGGTTCTTTACCTCTATAACTACACCATTAACTCCTGCTATGTCTCCTTTATCTAAGTGTGCACCTGCAATCCTACGCTCTACATATGGGTACCATTTCTTTAACCAATTAACTACATCTCTTTCTGCGCTGGAACCCTTTGCTTTGCGTGGATTGCTCATTCAAACTCCTGTTGCTGTGGCATATAACGAATCATAACATCATCTAGATACATAGATTCTGGGTTGAATGCAAGGGTAACATAGTTGTTACCTGTCTGGTCAGCCTTACCATAGCGATTCTTAACTGCTGCAACGCATAGGTAATTCATATCTGCTTGTTTCATCTGACCAATAGTTAATACCATTGCTGGTATCTGATTGACTAGCCCTTGGATTGATGACCTTGGCTGACATGGACTGCCTTCATATCCTTCTTTGGTATGGTGCAATACAAGTAGTGCTGCGTTTGTATCTCTGGCCAGATACTTAAGTTCTTTCATGGCTGCACGCATACCACCGAACTCATCGTGTCCATCCATTGCTATGTCCATAAGATTATCTACAACTATAAGTGCTGGGCTCTTGCCCCAAATGGTTTCAAATGCTGATACTTCTTCATCTAAATCTTTTAGTGTTGGGCTGGATTCAAAGCACCAAAACAAATGATTACCATTGGCTAATACTTCTTTTGCTTTTTCTGGCTGACGTTTGATTAGTTGTTCTGCTTGTTGCTGGCTGATGTTACCAGTCATAGCAATCAATCTCATTGCCATGGTATGTGCATTGGTATCTGCACTAAAATAAAGAGTTGGTAGTTTAGTTTTGGCTGCAATTGCTAATGCAATTGATGACTTGCCTGCACCTGGGGTGCCTGCTATTACTGTTACCTCTGCTCTACGTAATATCATTCCTGCATTTTCAAATACTTTAAAGACGGCAGGTAAAGGTTCGCCACCTACATTTGTATTGTTAACACTTCTAATTAATGTTTTCATTGTTCTCCTTTACTGTAGATGGGGGCTGGCACCACGACTCAGCCCCCATTTACTATAAAATACTAAGCAAAGATTGGCTTAGTACGTAGTTCTGTTGGAACTTTTGGCCCAGTCCAACGAGGACCTGCTGCTGGGTCATAGAATGCTTTGTATGGTTTGCCAGTTGCCTGTGCTTTACCATACTTAAGAACCATGACACCACGTTCACATGATGGTGCACCTGGCTTGTTATATACCCAAGTGTTACCCCATTTATCTTCTACTGTTTCTTCTCCACCTGATTCTGTGGATGCTATGTTTGCATTGAAACTAGAGGCAATGTCTGCTACTGACATCGGCTTGTTTGCTGATGTCCCTTTGACTGCTAGTTCTACTTCAGTAACTGCATCGGTTATAACATGTATACCTTGTGCAATCATGTCAGCAAACTGGTCTGCTGTTTCTGCACGCAGAGTTATCTGTGTGCCTCCTGCTGTTTTGAGATTGATACTGATTGGTGCTTCAGTGCTACTCATTTTTCTCCTATTCAAATGTAGTGGTTAAACCTTTCTGGTCTCTCCACTTTCTTGCTTTCATGGCTAATTGTAAACCTTTCCAGCCTTCTTTAATATCTATCCACACTAACTTGCACGTGCCTGTTCCTGCGGGTAGATGGATAATGATTGCCTTATCTTTGTTTACTTCGCCCCATGTACTACGGGTTGCCGTAGCACTATCATACGGCAAGCCGTTAGCATAGATTGCTAACTGTATTGCAATATTACTTGGATGGTCTATGCGACCAGTCTTAATATCTGCAATAAATAACTCGCCTTTATACTCAACAACTCTGTCTGGTGTGCCAGCAATTTTGTATTTGTCTAACACACTGAACTGTTCAATGAACTTGTTGTTGAGAATTTTAGTTGCATGTTCGTAGGCTTTTACATCTGGCATCCACTCTGGTGGTACCACGCCTAAGTCGTGTCCTAAATCTAACTGTTCAGCAAATGAATGGATTGCTGTACCTATGTTGGCTGCTTTGTTTGCACCTGCTACTTGCATAGCGTCTTCAATCAAAGAGTTAACTGCCATCTTATCTTCTTGTGCTGCAGTAATAGATAATAATATATCTGGTCTGGTTGTTAAACCTATCGCAGCCATCCGCATTTTCCATGCTACTAATGCTGATGCATCATCTAATGAATTGGCTATTGTAGTTGCTCGTGTATAGGCCACTGGTTTGCCACCTTTGGGTGGCACTATCAATGGTCTACCGTATCTATCTCTATCTATTTCTATGATGGTCTCCTTTATGAGTCAGCCCTAAGAAAGGAGATAGCCGAAACTAGGGCTGCTCAAGATTAGTGTATCACATTATGATTCAGCGTGTACTGATTCAACCGATACATCATCTACCCATACATCACCATCAATTGTTAGGTTAACCTCAAAAGCATCATCAAGAATTTCTTGGGCTGCTTCTGCATTAGGTGCTTCTATACCTGTAACTGTGGCTGTGATAGTGACTGTTGCTGACCAAGACCTAGTTAACGCTTCAGTTTCTAGGTTTATAAGTAGATTATTAACATCGTCTACTTCACATACAATCTCATCACTATCTGTTTCATATCTAGATTGAAAGAATTCTCTTACATCAAAGCGAGCACTTCTAAACTTGCGTTCAAGTTGTGCTAGTTCTATTTTAAGTTGTTCTTTTTCTTCTATTAATTTAGTAAGTGATTCATTGGTAAAGGTATACTTGATACCACCTACCTGTGTAGATACTGTTGGTTCAGTACCATCTACTTCCGTATAGTACATTGTCATGCCATCTCCTTTTGTAGTTGTCTTGCTCCGTGAGCATACCACCATGTCATTGCCCAGTCAAATGCTTTATCATTAAACTGATAACACCATCTTTGTTTGTGCGACCAATGGCAATTCTTATCTTCATTACCTGAATAGATAATTACTTTGCCACCATACTGGTTAATCTCCATCATAATATTATCAGCGGGGATACCAGCATCAAGTAACTTACCTACCCATTGTCTTACTCTGTCTTGCCTACATGGCAAGCAAGAACATTTAAGTTGATTTAAATATAAATGTTCCATTAGACTTCTAACAACTCTAATGCTCTAGTCTTAACACCATCATTACGACCAGCCATTGTGCTAACTGCTAAGTTTTTACCCTTAGCATTATAGTCAGCCCACTCTATAACTGCATGCCACATACCAAACTCTGTGTCCCGTATGTTCTCCTGTGTAGGAGAGGTAGCATAGATATCAAATGATTTAGTTCTAGCATTGATTGCATTGGTAAATTGTTTCTTCTCACCTGTTGATAACAAATGATACGGNGCTTCCTCTATCTTACTAGGTAGTGGGAACACACGCTTGAAATAATTTTTNGCATGNTCATGACTTGCTTTTCTATCAAGTAATGTATCTGCCAATGCGGTGTAATCATTAGCCATATCATAAGTTAATCGTATGATGTTGGCAATCTCTGACACTGATAGCATTGCATTGCTTGTATGATTTAAACTGTAAGTATACTTGTTATTGTTTTTGTATATCTTATTGATTTGATTCATACAAAACAAACGCTCAATCACTGGTTTAATTATGACTGAACTGCTGCCATCGTGGCTAGTCCTGGCTAGTAAGAAGGCTGAGTGCGGGTCATCTGCAATGGTCATTTCCATTGGAGTTTCCATTAACATCCAGACTTTTGCACCACCATCATACTCACCTGCGGCTGCGTATCTAAGTCCACTAGAATCAATTAAGTTATCTAATGCACCAAAGATTTCTGCATTCTGAAATACTTTATAGCGGTTACCTACTACGCCAATGGCTGATGTCTCACCTGTTGGCATGGTTTTGATAACTGCTTTCTTACTATCAACTGGGATACGATTAACTGATTCGTTACCTGGCACTTGATAGTTAGCCTCGATATCATGCAATGATACTGACCAGTCTAATCCTGCTTGACTGGCTACCTCACTGGCTGATGTAGCCTCTACTGCTACGCCTGCCTTATGCCATGCGCTCTTGCGTACGGCTCCGTGTATGAGAGTATCAGTTGTCATTGGTTACTTCCTCAGTATCTATTGCGTAGATAGTGTCAACAATTTTAGAGTGTAGTTGTTGTGACATTTTACTAAACTCATCTGCTGGCCATTCGGCAGCAAAGACTCTGCTTAATAGTTTTGCTAATGCATAATCTGGATTGAGAGTTAATACATCAAGCAACATAGCCTTGGCTTGTTCTACTTCTTCAGTTTGATATAGGTATCCACAAAATACTGTGGCTAATGGGATTGCTTTGTCTTTGACAATAACATTACCAAGTAATGATATGTATTCACCTACATAGTTGATATCTTTTTCTTGTTGTACACCCATGATAAAGTCACGGATTTGTAGGTTAGCATTGGTTGCAATTGCTACCTCTGCTATGTGTGTGGCTGATGGTATAACACCATCTGCTATGCCGTCAATCGCTTTACGAATGTCCTCAACAATACGAACATTAGTATCACGGTCATCTGGATTGTATGTTCCTTCTTGTATATCTAACTGTTGCTTTACTTCATTGCGAAGTAAGTCATAGTCTGTATCTATCACTGTATCTCCTTTGTTAGAGGGCGTCCTGCCCCTATTGGCAGACGCCCGACTTGCTACAAATACCTGGCTATTGAATTGTAGGTAGATGTTGATACCGTCTGTTCATCAGTAAGTTGAAGGATGCGAATGGCATTTGACATTTCTTCCTTCATCTCATTGTAAGTACTGGCATGCATTATTTCAAACTCACGCTCTGGTTCTTTTGGAAGTACATTCTCTTTAATTGTTAAATCAAAATCAACATTGAGATTGCCAGTCCATTGACGATAGTTAGTGCGTATGTTTTCTGCTTTTGATATGTTATCAACTGCAAATTTGATAACATCTTTACGCCATTTTTCTGTAGCCTTTTGGTACTTTACTTCGGCTTCATCCTGTGATTTGTAGTCAAGTTCTAACTTGGCTAGTGCTTGTTGCAATGCAGTAATTACCTTTGCTGTGGGTAATTTTACATTGATTGTCCTGCCATTTCCTTGTGCCATATATCTCCTTTGTTAGTAGTGAGCAGTTTGACTTCATGCTCAGGAAGTTGGCATAAACTACGCTGCTTTTCGGAGAGGTTCTCCTTACGCTGGTTCACTATGCCAAACTTAATACCATCCGTTGGCACGCCAATGTGCCCATGCAACTGATGGTTTCTTGTAGCGGTGCTCGATATACACCAGCCCACGCTCAATCTGAAGCGGGGCTGGGGTGTTAGGTTTAGTCTTTAACATCTGGGCTATGCCATATGCAGTGGACTTAGGGTTGGCTGCATCATGTTTCCATGCAGATTCTTTACCCCAAAGTTTTGCAAGGGCTGACCATTCAGACCTGTTCCAATGTGGGTATTCCCATTTCATCAAGGCTTTGGCGTATGCCTTGGCTACTCGTGGTGTCCACGTAGATGTGTCTATGCAGTTGTCCTGCAATTGTGTTGCTACTGCTACTGCGTATGCTGGACTGGGAAAGAATGGTATTGACAAGAAGGCTAGTAGCCAACTTAAATACCCTGCTAATAATCTCTTCATCTAATAAACCTCCATGTGATATATCCAAAGAGTAATAAGAATGTCCAGGATTGTGTCGTTGTGAGGTATGAACTTGCAAAAATTTGTTCAATCATTTCACCCTTACAATCTCTTGGCTATGCTTTACACCCTTATCAAACTCTAACACATGCCACTCTGATGGGTCATCAAGGGCTTCATCACCTGCTGTATCTATATTTATATGTGTGGTTCGGCATCTAACTTTGGCTAGAATCCACACGGTATGCTCCCATTGGGGAGTATCCTCGTCAAGCATTGGACTCGTCCTGATTTTTGGCGAGGTCATTAACGGTTGGCTCATCGTTTACATATAGCCTGCCTGTTGCAAGCAACTCGTCAAATACATCAAGCATGTCCATTGTTGATAGGGCAAATGCTTCTTTGATTTTAAGTAGTTCTTGTTCTGTTCTCATTGCTATCTACCTTTCCATCTTGCGTCGGGTTGCTCTGGCATCACTCATGCGCTGAATGATTTCGTTCTGTGTCTTGATTATATAGATGCTATAGCCAATAGTCAACATACATACAACTAGGGCTATGATAATTCCAATCATCGTACCTGTATCTAAATACATACTATCTCCTGTTCGAGTCATTACTTACCGTATATGTTACCTGCGGTTCACAAAAAAAACAAGGCGGAGTGAGAGCCTAAGCCCCCACCCCGCCTGTTTGGTTATACTAGTGCTATATCAGTAACGATTTTGTTATCGTACCACTTCTGATTTTTCTCAGAATATGTGCTGGTCTCATAGCCAGTGATAGTGACTTTGTACTCGTCGTTGTTGTTAAAATTTTGGCGAGCAAATGCTACCAAAATTGGGTCAGTAATAGTAACCTGACGAGATGCTACGAACTTGGACTTAGTAGTACCATCTGGTAGTACTTCGTCTCTGCGGTCAACCACCGTGCCTTTGATTACCGTCTGGTAATCTCGTACACCTTTCAGGATTGACTCTGTGTATGTGAATGTATTCATTTTGTATCTCCTGTTCTGATTGGGGCGGCTTCCCCTATCACGTAGTGTAGGGGAGTCGCCTTGGTTAGTTAAGCGCAGTTAGGACAAACTGCGTGTTTGTTTATTGTATAGTGGCACACTGAGCAGATACACTCGTGCTTGGTTAATTCCATAGAATCATCAAGATTGAAGATTCTATCAATTAACCATGAGGACTGTTCGAAGAACTCAGTCCTGATGGTTTTCTCACCAGTTTTTGGATTGACGTGAGTGACAACCTCACTTCCAATCCATTCATGAGCCGAAGGCTCATCCTCGATTTTGGTCATGCTGCTATACATTGGCTTGTATCTGTATATATCCTCATCAACCATCTGGTTGGCGATGACTGCGTCTCGAGCCTCCTTGGCTTCGAGGCAGTCGGCGCATAGTTCATTCAGTTGTAAACAATTGAAACATTCGTTCATTAGGGTAAGTTGGTTTTGAACTATGATTTCATTATTCATCTGTATCTCCTTTGCTTATATATTTCTCCAGCACACGCTGGCGGGCAACCGCCACATCCCATTGTCACTCTTGCCCAGTCTGGCGAAAAGCCAGACAAGCATGGGCGACAATCGCCGTAAGGCGATTTGACAATGCGGTGTAAGGTTTAGCAGGCTTGCGAGCAGCCGTTAAGCCGAGCCAGAGCGAGGTAGGCTGGGAGCGTAGGCCGAACAATGTCTGGCGATAGCCAGTGAGGCCGTGGCCTGCGTCCGACTGTGTGTGGTGGTAGGTGAGCGTATTGCGTGGAGGGGCTGTGCACCGCAACGCATGGAGCGAACACCAATACTCCTAGACGAAGCGCCTTGCGCTGAGGCTTGGAGCAAGCACAACTCAGTTGGATAGTGCTTGAGGTTTTTAGTTTTAACTGAGGCGCCCGAATGTATTTAAAGGCGCCGAAGACAGCAATCTGCCAGGAGTCCATCTGT